CATTGCATCGGATAGCATAGTATGTAATGGTAGCTGATCTGCTGCTTTGATTGATTCCGTATACATAACAGTTAAGTAAGTCTGTAATGTTTCGTGAAATGCAGTTCCAAATAAAGTATGAATACTTTGCTGGAAAGTTCTTAATCCTTTTGCATATGCCAATTCCCAAGACTTAGGACATTTAGCATACATTGCATATTGAGAATAAGATATCTTTCGTTCCTCCTTCTTTGGTTCTCGCAATGAGAATTTTATAAGAGGACTAATATAATTAGATTCTTTCATACTTAAATATAAGAAAAATTATTGTAATTTACAAATTACTTTTTCCATAAACCACGCTCTACCAATTGAGCAATGATACCATAATTTGTAATATCCTGATAGGTATCTACTAATGATTCATTATTTGCTTCACGTTTATTTACTAGCAAATTTTTCCATCGGTTTACTTTATCATTCAACCTAAAGAACAAACCTGATATAGCAAATTCTTTTTCATCTGGTGTTTCAAGATTAGTACCTTGAGAGATATTTCCCATGCCATAATCCAAATGCTTCTTACAAAACAATTCGAATTGTTCATCCATGATTTGCTTATATCCATTATATATAGTTGGGTATTCTATTTTCATTACGGATTGAGCACTATCAATGGGACTCATCCGAGGTATTTCATCATCAGGATAAAATTCACGCATTTGTTCTCGCTGAATTGATATTGGCTTTGTATCTCTGTTTCTTGTCATTTTGGTTTCTTTAATAATCGTTTAATGTCAGCATCATCATTACCATATCTTTTTAATTCAGATATCAATTCTTCCTTAGGTAATAATTCTAAATAATCAGATGCTTCTTGTTTATTCACCCAAAAGCGGTTGCATATGAACTTCACTAACTCTGGCTGATACTTGTTAACCTTCTTACCTTTAATATACTTAGAAAAAGTCTTTCGCTTAGGTAACAGTTCATAATACAATTGATATACCTGCTTCTTATCTAGCAAGCCAATAGTATATTGTTGCAGCATATCAACTAACTCAATATAATCAGGATTCATTGATAGCCAGCGATTAATAATGTATGGAGCAAATGATTTCTGATCTACTTCGGATAACGAATCCCAAGAGACTTTCTTATGAGTTAAATTAGCAAGATGGTCAAAGATAGTTAATGCTTTCTTACTCATCTTTGTTTTGAGTTAATATTTCAAATTTAGAATCAAATGCAGATTTTGACCATTTGCAGCTCCTAATCCCATTATTTATTAGATAATATACAGGACATTTTACATCACTAATCAATTCTTCCGTATATTCGTAATCCATAACAGAAGTATATTTGCCTCGTAATGGGTCGTGATATCCCTCACCAGGTAAGAATTCGGGGTTGTTAAGTAACTTTAATATTGTTTTATCATTTAAAATACCTAACCCACATCTAACCTTACATTTCTTTTTACTCATCTTTGTTTTAAGTTAAATAAATAGCATTTGAATAATTACAAAAAATTACGCCAGATCTGAATCCTTAGGTAAAAACTCTGAATTGATATGTCCACAATCATCACAACGGAAAACTGGAATAGGAACAATCTGTTCTTTACCAGTCGGTGAGATTATTGCTGACAGCCTTTTGAACATTTGAACCGAACGAAAGATCTTTCCTCCACATTCTTCACAACAAATATCTTTAAGATCGCTTGCATTGATCTTTAGTCCAGGCTCTTGCCTTCCTAAATTTAAATCGATTTCTTTTCCCATAACTTATTTTATTTCTGTTAACAGTTTTACCATCATCGCCATAACATGCAATTCTTTATCAACTGCAAACGAATCTTGATATTGAGCCTCTGCAAGTATTAATATGCAACTTGCTACATGGCCTTTAGCATAATTATCTATCTCATCAAAAAGAAAGCGATATAATGCCGTAAAGTCTCTTACTTTACTATCATTAATTAGTTGACGGATCTGCTTGAAACATTCTTTTTTATCAGACTCATTGTTTATAATATCAAGCAGCTTAGTCATATAATTTGCCTGTACAATACTATGATCATCTAGCTTAAGCGATCCATTAACTGTATGACTTTGGCACGTATTAAGTATTCTACGTATATCTGGATATCCATTATTAACAACCGTAACAATATCTTTGTTATCAAATACAACTTCTCTTTCTTGTAAGATAGATACTACTCGTTTAGCTACATCTGATTTAGAGGGTGGTTCTATCCCAAATACCTGACAACGAGATTGTATTGGATCGATAATCTTTTCAACATAATTACAAGTTAAAATAAATCTTGTAGTCTTTGAAAAGGTCTCCATTAGATTACGAAGAGCTGCTTGAGCATTGGCAGTTAGATAATCTGCCTCATCCAATATACAAATCTTCCATCTACGGAATCCAATAGTACTAGCAAAATTCTTTATCTTCTCTCTTACTGTCTCTACATTGTTTTCGTCAGATGCATTGATATACATTACATCGGCATCCACGTTATTAGCAATAATTTTAGCTAATGTAGTTTTACCTGTACCAGCTTGACCATATAATAATAGATGAGGTACGTCACCGGATTCAATATAAACCTTAACCTTACCTACGATATGTTCATTTCCAACATATCCATCTAATGTACTAGGCCGATAAGCTTCGACCCAAAGACTATTTTCTACGTTTCCAAACATATATTATTAGTTACCTGATGAACCAAATCCTCCATCACCTCTTTCCGAATCAGATAGTTCTGATACTTCTTCGAGTTCAATTTGCGGATATGGCATAATAATTAATTGTCCTATTCTCTCTCCTTCCTGATATTTACGTATCATTGGATAGTTCATATCCTTTGGAAATCGATATCTAAATTTAATTTCACCGCGATAGCCGGAGTCTATAACTCCTACACAATTTGTTAATGCTAAATCTGTCTTGCTAACAGAACTTCTTGGAAACATTAATCCTACATAACCTTCTGGCACCTCGATTGCGATTCCAGTAAAGTATTCAATGTAATTGTGATTTGCATTAAACTCCATAGCTACTGCAGTGAAATCTAGTCCAGCATCACCATCCTTAGCATATTTAGGTATAACTGCTTTTGGATGTAATTTTTTAATTGCTACTTTCATGATGGCTGTAGCTGAACTAGATAATATGTACTTGCAAATCCATCACCTTTGAAAGTTACTCTTGCAAGTCCAGCACCAGATACTTCCAAACAACCTTCTGTAGCATCTTTATTAGCTGTCAAGATTTCTTTGAATAGATTTGCATTAAAACAAACATTAGATACATCTGAATCAACTGTAGCATCAACATTAAATGTAATTCTGCTTGTTTTCATGCTAGAATAATTAATAATCAACTCAGCTTCATTATTTGATGTATTAACAGCAAAGTTAGTTGATTCTGGTAATGCATTCTTGGCTTTGATAAACCTACCAGCAAAATCTGTATCTAGCTTGATCTTAACAGTAAAGTCAGGCAACTGCTTCATTTTAGGTACCTGACGGATAACGGCCAGATCAGCTAACATGAAAGTTGCATCTGAATTGCTATCTGATACCTGGATGCTATATGCAGTTTCTTCTGCTTTCTTCACATCAATCTTGATATTACTTTCCAATGCAGATAGAATCTTTACAAGTTGAGATGTTGCATAAACTCCTAACTCGCCATTCGGCAAATCAAAATCTTCTGCAGATACTGTACCTACAACATTCTGATCATCTGTAATAAAGTCGCAGGACATTGTTTTGTCTTCTACAACTAGTTTAGTACTATTAGCATTACCAGCCAAATAATACTTGTCAATAAACGAAATTAATTTTTTCTTTTCCATAACTATAATATATAAAAATTTTATTGAATATCAAAAAACTTATTGAAAGTTTCATTATTTGCCATTGTTAATGTTTGGCCACCATATTTGTTATACAATCCTACATGCTTTTCATATACCATATATGGATCATCGGATTCGAACATTTCTTCCATGCTCTTTAATACTAGATAGAAATCTCTCGGAATAACCTTTTCTAGTAACTCATCATGTGCATTAACTAATTCTTTAATTTGCTTAACCGTTTCAGTATATACAAACAAATTATTCATTGTCATTTTGTTATACACATTTGCATCATATTTAGCAACTTCATCAAAAGTAAATCCTTCTCCTACCGGATGGCCTAATGGATTAGGTACCGGGGTTCCTGGTATATAAGGAAGATTTTCTCCTTTTGGAAAGTATAGATCAGTAAAGGTCATTTTACTTAACTGAGCTGAATGGAGATATGTTCCATATACTGGATATAAGCCTGGCGATGATGAATCTGTTGAAATTTGAATTCTACCTCCATAATGCTTATTCATCATCTTTTGGAAGTATGCCAATAAGAAGAAATCAGATATTTTAGAGATTCCTAATACGTGTACATACTTGTTCTGCTTCTTTTCAAATTCTCTATGCTTTAGCAATGGAGCTAAACCACTCATAAACATTGATACTCTTTTCTGAGCTCCTCCAATACACCAACCATTGAAATCAAAGTCTTTAACTCGATTGTACCAAGTTTCATATTCTGCAATACTATTACCTTGTATCACATTTAAGAATTGAGTTTTACCTGATTGATTCTCTGCGAAATATTTAAAGTTCTCATATGAGATATCTAAACATTCTCTGAACTTGCCTTCATATTTAATACGTGGCGGTATATCCAGGTTTACGGCGATATC